TTGCGTTAAAATAAGCCATCGTCGTTTAGACGATGTTTTGTTTGTAATTATCACCTTTTTCTCGGCTTTAAATTGCCGGCTTTTGCGAAAATTTACCCTTTCTTTGCTACCTACAACTTTTTGTAGTACACTCCCTTGTCATTTTAGGAGACTATCTAGCTTGATAGTAAGAAAAACGCCGTATGTGTCTGGGACACGATTCGGCTACCTTTATGGTATTGATGACAATTTTATCTTAGTTTCGTAAAACTAAGCATTTCTTAATGACCTTAGAAATGACCAAGGCCTTTTATGTACACCCAGCAGTACTTTATGTGCTGGGTAGTGAAGTAGCTTCCACGATTGGTGCTACAGTTCAACCATGAACTCTTCCTCAGAGGCTTGCAATGACGATTTCTTAATAGTATCTAGTAAGACTCAACTTGGAGTTGACCCAACCAAGAAAATAAACCAGGTCGCCTCGTTCCCGTTGGAACAAAACTCTGATACCGATAGTCTACTTCAGAACACAGTAATGTCTTTTGAAGGTCGTAGTGTGGGGAGCACTCAAAACTCCCTAGCATCGGATGATGCGATTCCATTGAGAAGTGTTTTTGATGTGAAGACTCAAACTTATAGTTTTGAAGATTGCTCGTTAGAGTATTTGCAGCATGAGTTTCGAGAATGCCCGCGCGGCATTTTTACTTACCATAGGCGTTCGCCTAGTGGTGAAGTGAGTCTTGAATCATTAGAAGAAATCTTTTCTGAATGGAAGTTGGTTGAGAAGAAAAAGAGGAGGAAGGAGAAGAAGCCTCCATTGTGTTTGGAATCACAAGTGGAGGATGTTGAGTTGAATGAGGATGTTTGTTTGAGGCCAATGTCCTCACATGTAGTGACGTCTAAGCGGTTTAACATAAAAGAGGCAAGGAAAAGAGTCGCAGGACAAAAGCGATTGAGGGACAAAATTGTTCCTCATGCCGACGAAGATGATGTTGAGAATGATTGTGATGATGACAGTGTCAGATTAGTACAGGAGGAATTGATTTCCAACTGTGATGATCCACAAGAACTTCTCAACAAGTTTCCTCTTGATGAGGGTACTGAAATACCGGAAAGCGTTGTTGAAATTATACAGCGGCTTCCAAAGCAACTTCCAAAAGGGGGGGTTGCTGACAAGTGGATGCACCACTTTGAAAACATTTGCATCTACGCGTACCAAATGTGTCGAGCCGAAACGTTGATGGATTGTTTTGTTGCTACTCTAGCTTACATTAAGATGAATTTTAATAGAAGTGTGTGTGAGTTTGCTAATGAGATAGTTCAATCGATTATAGGTTTGGCTGAAAAAGGTCCCAATTCTTCAGAGTTGGATGAGGTTATACCTCATGCGTGGAATGCTAAAATGATCGTATCTCGATGGGAAACTTTGAAAACTAACACTGTTTTTGGCAAGGTTAAGTATTTGATTTCTGCTGCTATGACTTTGCCTGTTTTGAACATGCAAGATCGCAAATTTGAGTGGAACCCTTTTGGGTTTAAACTCATGCAGATAGAAGCAATGAAAGAACAAGCTAAGGCAGTTGACGTAATCGATGCTATACTGAGAACTTTTCAATGGATTGCGGACACAGGTAGCGAAATTGTTGCTACCGGGTCATTGGCGCCTATTCTTTATGATGATGCCACGATGAAAGCTTTCAATGATGAGTACGATTGGTTGAATGCAAATGGCGATTTTGCCATTGCAGGAAATTTTGATGATCGCATTCCAGGAGCCTGTAAGGACATTCACGAGTTCGAGAAACGCCTAGATGGGTGTATAATTCGTTGTTGTGAATTGAAAGCCGTCAAGACTGACGGGCCCACAGCTGCTTGGATGCAAACTCGTTATTCGACACTGATGTCCTTGAAACAGAAAGTAGTTGCTAAACATCGTAACACTAGCATTCGAGAGTCCCCAATAGGGTTTGGTTTGACTGGGCCTACTGGAGTGGGAAAGTCGACTCTAGCTCAGTTGACAATGAAAACTGCGTTGAATGCAATGGGATACAGCTTTGATCCCAAGTTGATTTTGACTAAAGACATGTTTGATAAGTATGATTCTACGTATTCATCAGACATCTTGGGGTTATTTATGGATGACATTGGTAATGGAAAACCAGATTTTGTTGAGAGGTCCCCCACTGATGTTATAATCAAGTTTTTCAATAATGTGGCTGCTCAAGCTGTAAAGGCAGAGTTGAATGCAAAGGGCGTTGTTTTCATCAATTTCAAATGTGGTGTTATGACTTCCAATTTGGACGATTATGGTGCCCGTTACTATAGCAATTGTCCTGAATCCATCCTTCGCAGATTCTATCACGTTCGAGTGAAAGTTAAGCAGAAATACTGCCTACCTGGTGGTGTTTCACTTGACACAAGTCATCCAGATCTTGAGGATGCGCCACTGACACTTGATGTATGGGATTTGGATTTGATGGAATGTGTGACTTCTAAGCATCAAACCGGTTACACTTATCATTTTGTGCCTGTTAAGGTGCCAAATGATCGAGGTGTTTTGGTCGACGCTGTAAACATGTCGTTGTTGCAGTATCTGAAAGCAGTTGTGTATTTGTCAAAGAAACACAAACGCAACCAGGTAAATGTCATGAAACGCGTGAGCGATTTCGAAAGCTTGAGTATGTGTCCGAAGTGTTGTTTGCCACGGTCCCTTTGCCAGTGCATTTGCTCCGTGTGTGCGAATGAAGGTAAGGCTTGCAAATGTGATGAGTTCATTCCAAATTCTAACGAGCTAACGCGCGCTGTCAACACCATAGTTGTTGATTCTGTGAAATCTTACATTAAGTCATGGGTTGTGCCTATGAATTGGATGTGGAGATTGCTTGGTTATCGTCCTATTCAGGATATGATTACGCGCGAGCTTGCAAATGAAGTTCGAATGAATCTAGACATTCATGCCACACCTTGGATTTTTTCCATGGTCCCTAATAGCGTGATACGTCTTCCAGCAATGCAAAGATATATACGAATTTGGGGTCGCCGTGCTGCTTATTACGACTTAAAATCGCATTTCAAGTGGCTATGGAGGATCACCGCTGCTTCTTTGGCAGTGAGCGGTCTTGCTGTTTATCGTGGTAAAGCCCCATTGCATTCTGTTGCAATGCCGTGTGTGTCACTAGGGATGATTAATTTGTCTCTTTATGCACACTATTGGACGCGAACGCAAGAGGAAACACGTGAGTTTTTAGCCAGGCGAGATGCTATCACAGCTTCAATTGAACCTAAAGCATCTATGTCCGAAATGGCTACTCTTGGCATTGCCATCATTGGCTTAGGTTTAAAAATGTTTCACGATTGGTATGTGCAAAATCCTCACGTGCCACATGCAGGAGAACCAAAGGACGATCATCCAGGGTGGATGGGGTACTACATTCAGAAACTCGGTTTTAACGTACATCCTCAACCGCACACATCCACATCTACGAGCAAACAATTGATAGAGTCTTTAACTCGTCGTAATTTGTTCTGGGCTAATTTTATAAGGGCTGATGGATCTGCCACCAGATGTAACATTTTCTTCCCTCGGAAGAGTGTTGCTTTGTTTCCACAACATGTGTGGTATCCAGAGGCTAAAATGAAAGTAGCTAATGAAAGTGGAGAAATGGTTGAAGGAGAACCTACTCCTACGCTTACTGTTGAAGTGCGCAGGCATGGATCTCCTGGAGGCGTCTTTACATTTGTAGTCGACGAAGCTTCATGTGTTCGACCTCCGGATATGGATTTAACATGTGCATTTGTGCCAAATTGTCCAGATTTAAGGGATGTAACTAAGTGGTTTCCAACCAACTCTCCTTCTGGGCGCGTTCTTTCAGACATTATTGTGTGTGACAACGTACTTCATCCAGGTGAACCAAATACTTTCACTGCAGAACGTGTGGAGGTCAAGATGGGTCCTGTCAAACATAGTGGAATGGAATTTCAAGGAGGTTCATACAAAACGTCTCTTGCCCGAGTAGGATCTTGCATGGGATGTTTGGTGAGCATCACAAAACGCCCAGTATTGATAGGTTTTCACATGGGAGGAAATCTTACTGGGACAGGAGTGATGCAAACCTTGTCTTTGCCAGATTATGAGCGGTTAATTGCGTTGCTTGACAATTTGCCAAACGTAGTGATTTCTGCTAACGCTGCAGAATTACCACGATTGCAATACAACAAAACCGTTTTGATCAACGACAGGATACATCCAAATTGCATGGCTGCAAAAATGGGTGTGAACGATTGCGTAGAGCTGTACGGATCGACACAAGCCCGAATGAAACAACGCTCCACAGTGATGACGAGTATTTTGTCACCCTACATAGAAGAAGTGTGTAATGTTCCCAACCAGTGGGGACCGCCGAAATTGGACCCAAACTGGAAAGCGTACAATGCCACGTTGGAACACATTGCAAATCCTCCTTTGATGTTTAAGCCAAGTCTTTTGGCTAGAGCATGTAAAGATTGGTTGGACCCGATCCTTTTAGAGGCTGAACAGTGCAATTTGAGTTTGAGTCCATTGTCTTTGCGGGAATCCATCATGGGTGTTCCACGCAAAAGATTTTTGGATCCATTGCCCATGAGCACAGGAATGGGCTTTCCTGTTTTTGGACCAAAGAATAGGTGGTTTACTGACATCATCGAAGACGGAGTATTGGTTGATAGATTACCTGCTCCTGAAGTTGTTGATGAATATGAACGTATGCTTGATTGTTGGCGACAAGGTGAGAGAGCATATCCTGTTTGCTCCGCAACATTGAAGGATGAACCCACGAAACTTGACAGTGAGAAAGTTAGGGTTTTCCAGGCTGCTCCCGTTGCAATGAGTTTGCACATACGAAGATACTTTCTTCCGATAATGAGATTTTTGTGTGGCAATCCAGTTCTTTCTGAATGTGCTGTGGGATTGAATTCTTTTAGCACGGATTGGGAAGCGCTGATTGACCATGCATTCTCTTATGATTCAGAAGAAGGCGTTCTTGCGTGGGATTACAGCAAATATGATGTTCGAATGAGTTCCCAAGTGGTGATTGCAGTATTAGGCATGTACATAGAAATTGCCAGGACTGCGAAATATTATGAGGGAGACTTGAACGTCATGAAAATGATGGTCAACGACATCGCACATCCTCTTTTGGATTACAATGGTGTTTTGTTGATGGCGTTCAACATGAACACGTCCGGAAA